CCGTTCGCGAACCGAAGAATTGAACCCGGGCAGCGCGTGAACCGCCCGCCCGCCGCCGACGGCGATCGCCATGTGGCGGGGCTGGCCCTCGTGCTTCAGCAGCAGGACGTCGCCCGGCTGCACGTCCCCGACCCGGTCAAACAGCACCGCCATGCCTTCCAGCAGCAGGTCCGCGGGCGCCCGGCGGTCGGCGCGATAGTGCGCGAATAGCGCATAAGTGCTGGCGGCTTCGGGGCGCCCCAGTTCGCGGGCGACGCCGGCCACCAACCCCTTGCAATCGCACCCGCCCGGCCCTTGCGCGCTCGGCTTCACCGATTGCCCCCATACGAACGGAGTGCCGACCCACGCCTGGGCTTCGGCGGCGACCTGGTCGCCGACCTTGACGGTCGCTCGCCGCTTGGTCACTTGCCGCCCTTGCCGCCGGCGCCGCCCTGTGCCGGAATCGCCGGCTTCAGCTTCGACTGGCCCGGCACTTCGGGGTGCCCGCGGAACCACAAAATGGCGCTGTGCGCCATGCACGCCGCGCGGGTGCGGGCGCAGCCGTCGCGCACCGTGAAGGTGTCGCCGACTTCGGCCAGGCTCACCAGCGGCCAGTAGAGCTTGATCAGGCCGCTGTCGTCCCAGCTGTCGATCGGCACCGCCCGCGTGCCGGCGTTGGCGCCGGTCAGCCCGGTCACCTGGCCGCGGTTGAAGAAATTGTCGGCATAGGTGCCGGTGTAGGACACCGTGAACTGCATCGCGCTGTCGACGTCGGTCACCGTCCCGGTGATTTCGGTCGGCACGGCGAAGCACTTGACCTGGTCGGCATAGTCGGCGTCGCACTGGTTTGAGATAATGCGCCCGGTTTCCTGGTTCAGCTTGTCGCGCTGGTCGCGGAATTCGGCGACGGCAGTGTCGCCTTCAACCCGCCATTCGCCGGCGTTGCCGCGCATCATGCGCCGGGGGCCGGCGGTGAGGTTGGCCCACACCACCTGGAACATGTGCGCTTCGCAATAATGGAACCGCCCGCCCAGCACCGCTTCGCGCGTGAACGGCCGCGGCGCCGGCGCGATCGGGAAACGTGCTTCGAAGTTGCCGGCGTCCAGGCCGCAGCCGGTCTGGAAGTTCGATAGCATCAGGCCGTGGTCAGGCCGATAGTCGATCGCGCCGTCACCCAGGCCCAGGTCGAAGTTCAGCACCCGGTCGTGGTCGGTAAAGCCCAGCACAGTGCCGTCGCGCAGCACCAGGCGCAGCATGTGGCAGCGCTGGTGCGACCGGCCCTTCAGGTGGTGTTCGAACGCCGGCGTCAGTGGGGCGGTCATGCGACCGGCCCGACTTCGTTCGCCCAGGTGCGGGTCGCGCCGCCATAGGCGTCGGTCGCCGTCACATAGCAGCCGATCAGCTTGCCGACATCGCCGGCCAGCACCGTGTAGGTGTCGCCGGTTTCGCCGGCGATGTCCGCGCCGGCGGCGGTCCATTGCTTGTCGATCGTCGTCGGCGAGCCGGTCCAGGTGCCGTCGGAACAGGCCAGGTCTTCGCCGACTTCGGTCGTGCCGGTGATCGCCGGTGCAACCGTCGGCTCGGGCGACACGTCGCGCACTTCCTTCAAGGTGAAGGTGTCGGTGTGGTGCATCGGCATGCGCCGCGGCGTCGTGAACTGCAGCCCGGTGTCAAAGCGCACCCGGTAGGTCTGTTCGTCGACCCAGTCGGTGAAGTTGAACGAATCGACCTTGCCGCGCGCGTTGCGCCACATGGCGCGGACGGCGACGAAGTCCGGGTCGTCCGCGGCCTTGACCGGCAGCGCGATGTCGAACCCGCTTAGCGGCCCCGACCAGCGCGTGTTGCGCACTTCATAGCCGCCGTCGGTCGACTCGACTTCGCCTTCCCATTCGTCGTGGCGCACGGCGCCAATCTCGACCTTCGTCGGCAGGGACAGCCAAAGGTGCATTACCGCTCGCCTTGGTTGGGATGGATGGGCGAGCCGATCATTGCGTGCCGCCGCCGATCAAACCCTTGCGCGACGTCATCGCCAGCGACTGGCGGACGCCAGCGCCGATGTGCATGCCGGTGCGCCGGCTTTCAGCGGCCGACGACCGCCGGTCGCCCGCCACGCGCACGTTGATGTGGTAGGTGTCCCCCGCCGGCATGCGCCAGCGGTCGTTCGCCGCCTCGAGCCGGCGGCTTGTCGCCGCGTTCAGCACTTTCGACCCGCGCGGCAGGTTGATCAGTTCGCGCCCGTTTTCGCCGACCCACTGCAACCCGCCTGGCGCATATTCGGTGCCCGTGGCGCTGCCGAACAGCGTCGGGAACGCACCTAGCGCCGCACCGGCATTGCCCGCCTGGAAAACGCCGGTGCCGAAGCTGGCCGCGCCGGCACCGCTGCCGCCGAACAAGGAAGCGCCAATGCCCAGCAGGCTGCCAAACAGCCCGCCACCACCGCCACCCGCGCCGCCCATCGCGCCCTGCAGCGCCTGGGCAATCGGGCGAATGATGACCTGCTGCACGAACAGGTCGATCAGGCCGGCCAGCAGCGGGTCTTTGATGCCCAGGCTCTTGGTGATCGCGTCGTCGATGCCGCGGCGCACCGACTCCAGTTCGTCGACCGTCAGCGCCTGCACCCGTTCGTTGATGTCGCCCGCCGATTTCGGCATGCGGTTCAGATAGTCTTCCAGCGGCCCGCGGGTGTTGTCGTTGGCGGCGCGCGTATCATTGGCCTGCTGGCGCGGCAGGTCGTTGATTTCGCCCTGCAGGCGCGCGGCTTCGGCGGTGTTACCGACCAGTTCGGCCTGCGCCTTCAGATATTCCAGGTGCCGCTTCTTTTCCTCATAAATGAGGTTGACGATGTCCAGCTGCAGGCGGCGGTGCTGGTCGGTGGTGCGCGCAATCGAGTCTTCGAACCGCTTCTGGTCAAGCTGGATGCCCGCCTGCTGGCTCGCCGTGGCGTCGCGGTCGGACAGCCAGCGCAAATAGCCGTCCAGCCCCAGGTTGATCTTGTCCTGGGTCGCGGTCTGGTGGACGACGGCGGTCAGCTGCTTGGCGCGTTCCTGCGCCAGCGCGCTGGTCGCCTCGCCATATTTGCCGTCGGCCAGGTCGTTGGCGATTGCCTTGACCTGGGCCGCTTCGGTCTGGTCGATCTGGCGCAAGCGCAGCGCCGCCTGGGCCTGTGCGCCTTTCACGTTTTCGCCTTCGGCGCGCAGCAGCTGCGCGTTCAAGCCAGCCAGCTGGTCGTCGAAGCGGGTCTGCGCATCACGCGCGCGGTTCGCGGCCTGGTCTTCGGCGCGTTCGGCACCGGCGGCGTCCGACCGGCTTCCTTCGATGTGGAAGTGCCCGCGTTCCTTGAACACCTTGGACAGGCTGACACCCTGGGCACCGTAAATCTGGCGAATCTTCGCCGGGGTGACGCCGTCGGTGATCTGGATGTCGATCGCCCACTTGCCGTTGGCGCCTTCGTGCGCGCTGGTGCCGGGCTTGGCGACCGGGTTGTCCTTCGGCATGCCGGCGGCGACCCAAGCGTCATAAAGTTGCTTCTGGTGGTCATAGGACCGGTCGGCGCTGTTGACCTGAAGGCCCGCGGCGCGAGCGATGCCGGCGGCGTCGCTGGCGCTGATCTGGCGGCCAGATTCGCGGTTGCTGTAACCGCCGGTCGCCTTGGCCGCGTCCAGGTCGGCCTTGCGCCGCTTTTCGATGTCGTCGAGCGTCGCGGACAGGCTGGCCTTCAGCTTGTCGTTGCCCGACGCGGCGGCCTTGGCCTTGGTCGCCATGTCGTCATACAGGCGGTTGATCTTCGCGATCGGGTCGGTGAGTTCCTTGGCGTGGCGCTCGAGCAGGGGGAAATCGACCGAGCGAAGCGCCTTGGCGCCGTCTTCCGACGCCTTGGTCAGCGACCGCAGTTGTTCGTTGAGCGAATCGACCTGGGCCTTGGTCGCGTCGAACATTTGCTGCGCGGCCTGCTGCGCCTCGCCGCCGGCCAGCGGCGAATTGATGATTGTCTGGTAGCGGTGAAGATCGTCGATCGCGGCCGACAGCTGGCCGCTGACGATGCCGATGTTCGACGTGGTGCTGGCCAGCCCGGTGGCGATCGCCGCTTTCTTAAGCGCGATATTGTCCTCGAGCGTGCGATTCTGTGCTTCGAGTTCCTTGGTCAGTTCGCGCATTTTCGCGATCGACCCGTCGATCGTGCGTTCGAACGCCAACTGCGCTTCGGCGCTTAGGCGCGTCTTTTGCTCCTGTTCCTTCAACTTGTCGACTTCGTCGCCGATCGCGTCCTTCGTTTCGATCATCTTGCCGGCGAACGGCACCAGCGCCTGGACCGCGATTGAAAGCGCCAGACCCCAAGGGCCGCCCAGGAATTTCAGGAAGGCGTTGCCCTCGCCGCCCATCAACTGCATGGCCTGGATGACCTGGCCGGACTGCTGCGCGAAAATGACCGAATAGCGCGTGCCCAGCGCGACCTGCTGCGCGATGTCGCCGAACTGGAACGACAATTGCTGGAAACCGGCGCGGGTCTGTGCGCGCGTGGCGTTGTTGCGCGCCGCCGCCTGCGTCGCTTCGTCCAGCAACACCTTTTCGTGCGCCAGCAGCTGCTGGTAGCGCGCTTCGTCGACCTGGCCGGTGCGCCTGACCGCGTTGATTCGCTCGACTTGTGCGGTGTAGCGCGCCTGCGCCGCAAACAGCGGGTCGATCGCTGCGATCAGCGCGTGGGCTTCCTTTTCGGCGCGGTCCAGTTCGGCCGCCAGCGCCTTCGCCGACGCTTCGGCGTTCGCCCCGCCCGACCCGATGCCGACCGCCTGGTTGATGGTCTGCTGGGCAGGGGTAGCGCTGACCTGCGACAGCCGCGCGGCCGTCTTCGCTGCCCGATCGACCGCGGCGGAAACGAGCGCGGTTTCGCTTTCCCACTTGGCCCGCAGGCGCGACGCCTGCGCGCTGCCGTCGTCGGCGATCTGCGCGAAGCCACGGTTGATGTCCGCCTGCCCCGCCATGCCGACGCGAATGAAAACCTGGGGACGTCCCATGTGCGTGTTCAATCCTCGCTATCGGCTAAATCATCGTTCAGGCTCGCCAGGACGGCGGCCTCGAAATCGGGCAGGGTTTCGGCGAGCAGTTCGGCGTCAGCGCCCAGCGCTTCGCCGAAGTGCAGCACCGCGGCGAAATCCAACCCCAGCGGCGCGCCGACCATGCCGGCGGTGCGAATTTGACGCTGGCAGGCGGTCAGGACTTGCCAGACCGCTTCGCCTTCGTCCGTGTCGAGCGCGTTTTGCGTGTAGGGGCATTCTTCGCAGCGCTCCGACCCTTCCGCGACCCCGCACGACAGGTGGCAGTATCTTTGCCCGGCGTCGCCGCCACCGAAGTGCCATTCGGCGAGCCGGACGATGCGTTTTTTTCCGCGAGCCGCAGCGAATCTGGCATCACATAGCCCGCGTCCAACTTGGCGAATTCAACTTCGTCGTGCAGCAGGGCGTCGATCGTCCCCGTCGGGCGGTCCAGGTCGGTCGCGGTGCGCAGGCGTGTCGCCTGGTCGGGCGTCAGCGCCACCGGCTGCCCGCTTTCGTCACCGATGCCGCCCCATTCGCGTGCGCCCAGCCTGATCAGTTCGAAGCTGACCAGGTCGCCGACGTCGCGCTGCTGTTCGGGGTTCAAGTCGGCGAACTTGCCGACGCCGGCGGCCACCATTTCGCGGGATGCCACCCTAAGCGCGCGGCGGCGCAGCTTTGGGGTGATGGGGTCGAGCAGGACGAATGCTTCGGGGTCTTTGCCCTGCGCCTCGCGCAGGACCACACGCACCGCTTCGGGTGCCTTGCCGATGGTCAGCATGAAATCACTTTCACTTGCGACGCGGGGCGCAGCGTCAGCCGCGCCCCCGTCATTTCATCAATAGCTGGCGACGTCGTTCACCAGTTCGACGGTGCAGACGTTGCCGTCCGCGCCCGACGCCTGCCAGTCGAAGCTGGCCTGGATGCCGGCGGGGCCGGTGATCGGCCGCTTTGAGCGCGGCAGGAAGGCGCGTTCATAGCTGAACAGCAGGCTGAAGGCGCCGAAGGTCCACCCGAACGTTAGTTCGACCGGTTCGCGGCCCTTGGCCTTGTTCAGCAACACCTGGTCCTTGAACCGCACCGTGACGTTGCCGGTGCCGCCCGACATGCCCGGGTCGGCATCCTCGATTTCGCCGTCGGGCTGGATGGTTTCGACCTTGTCGAGATTGTTCGAATAATTGAGCGTCGCGGCGACCACGCTGCCCAGCTGGACACCGTCCTGGGTGATTTCGCCAGTCGCCTGCGCGAAGCGGGTGACCGCCAGCGTGACAGGCGTTCCGGCCCCGCTGGTCAGCGCTGGGTCGAGCGCGCCCTTGGCGACCAGGCCAAGGTTGCAGTTCAGCAGACCGCGGCGGGTCAGGCCAATCTGCAACGTGCCGCCGCGCGCGCCGTAGTTCATTTCATAGTTGGGCACGTCGGGCATGGCGATTTCGACCGACCGGCTTGGCAGCGTCGCAGCGCCGGACGCGAAGGTGTGCTTATTCGTGCCACCCGATAGCGTGGCGTCGCTGACCGTGCCGTTCGACCCTGCGGCGGCAGCAAGCGTGAAGGCGTTGCCGGCGAGGCCGGCGGTGTCATAGGCGACGTGCAGTTTCGTCGTGCCGACCTTCGAATAGGTCGCGGTGGCGACGCCGGGAACGGCGCTGCCATTCAGCACGGTCACCAGATTGTCGAGTGTGTCCGACAGGGTCGCGCCGATGTTCGACTGGTTGCCGGTCGCGCCCGACGCCTTGAAGGTGAAGGCGGTGCCGTTGATCGTCACCGTCGAATCAACCGCCGGCTGCCCCGAAAAGGTGATGTCGCCGCTGGCCGACCCGGCAGCCACCGTGACCGGCGCGCCAAAGTAAAGCTTCAGCCAATAGCCGAAGTTGCGGACGTCGACCGGCACCACCAGGTTGCCGTCGTTGTTGACGACGTCCAGCACCGGGTCTTCCGGCTCGCGCCCCTGGCCCAGCAGGTCGCTTTCGATCAGCCCCTGTTCGGGGCCAAGGTCGCAGGTCACGAACGGCACCTGGTTGTAATTGCCGCCGGGCGGCGTGCCGTAGGTGGATTCGTCTTTGATGTTCAGCAGGGCGTTGGCGCCGCGTGCACGTCCCATGTTCGTGACTCCTGTGGTCGAAGCGGGTTAGGCGGTTGGGGTGAAGGTCGGCGCGTCAGCTGGTCGGGGCGGCCTTCCCGTCGGCCGCAGCGGCCGAATGGATTTTGACCAGGGCATGCGCGCGCTCGGCGCTGATGTGCCCCGGCTTGTCGTCGTCGGCGACGGTCAGTTTGGCGCCAGCGGGGTGCATCGTGCCGCCGTTGTCGGGGGCGGCGCCGTGCAGGACGATTGCCTTCATGTGGTCGGTTCCTTTGCTATTGCAGTGCGGCGTCGGTCGAATATTCGGCGACCAGGGGCAGGGTGGCCCAGTTGGTCGTCGCGATCGCGTCGGTGCTGCGGTCGTTGAAGTCGGGCGCTTCGGCGCCGAAATAGTCGCACAGCCCGCCCAGCGACCGGTCGGCGGCGACCGCCGTGGCGAGCGCCTCGAGCATGGCGTCGATGTCGGGGCCGGCGACTTCCAGCACCAGGCGGTGCGAATAGTTGAAGGCCAGCGGCGACAGGTCGACGTCCGGGTCGCCAGGCTCGCCGGGGTGGCCGATGACGATGCCGTTGGCGGGCACCCGTTGCGGCTTCATGGCGTCCGCGTCGAATCCGGCGACCGATGCCAGCGGCAAGGCGGCTTCGACCAGCGCCTTCACGGCCAGCAGGACGCGCTTTTGCTTGGTCATATTCCCCGTTCCAGCCTGGTGCCGATATTGCCGGCGATGCGGTTCCCCCAGCGTTCCGCGAAAGCGTTCAGGTCGATCAGCCGGCGCCCCTGCAGCGGACCCCGCAGCAGCACGAACATTAGGACCATCTTGCTGCCGCGACCCTGCTTGCGGCGTCCCGGCGTCGCCGCGCGAAAGCCGCGACCGTTGCGCCCGGCGATAACGTCGATCGCCAGGCCCAAGCGACCGCTGGGCAGCCGGACGGGCACCAGTTCGGCGTTGAACCGCGCTTCGACTTCGATCGGCGACAGCCGGCCTCCGCGCGCGCCGCGCGGCACAGCATCGGTCGGAATGGCGAATGCCTCGCCGATCGGCGTCACCAGTTTCGACGACGAAAAAAAGTCGATGATCTTCGGGGCTTTGGTCCAGACGAACCCCGCCGGTCCGCCCGTTTGCCCCTTGTTTGGGTAGAAGCGCGACCGCCAGGCATTGGCGATCTTCGCGCCCAGGAACGCTTCGGTTTCCCGCCGCAGGTCGGCTTGAAGCCCCTGCGCCCCGGCCTTGACTTCCTCGCCGGCTGCGACGGCCACGCGCTCCGCTTCTGCGGTGCAGGCGGCCTTCAGGTCGCGGGCGAAGGCGGCACTGTCGATCGCAATTTTCACGCGACCGCGACCGGGCAGGTCCAGACCCCACGCCGGTCAAGCTTGGGTTCGCCCGAAACGACGAACGACGCCCCGCTGACCGGGTCGCCGTTTTCGTCCAGCAGCTGCACTGCCTGGCCTTCAGCCGGGGTTGGCACTTCGGATTTGCGCACCTTGATGGTGCGGCCGCGGGCGATCAGTTCGCCGAAGTCCATGCGCAGGTCTTCGTCGGCTTCGCGCAAACGCACGCGAACCGTCCCAACGCTGTCCCAGTCGGCATCGTCACCCAGGCGGTCGAAGATCGCCGCTTGCTGGCGCTCGAGCGCCTGGGTGAACGACATCGGGTTGGCCAATCGCGCCGGGTTAGCCGGCGAGGCCCGGGACCAGGCGCAAGCGCCCGACGACGTCGGCCGTCAGCGCCGCGGCAACGGCATAGCCGGCCTTGGTGTTGCTGGTCGACGTCTTCGTGAACTGCTTGGCGCTGTTGTCCCAATAGATCAGGTCGCCGGCGGCCCAGGCTTGGCCCGAACCCGCGCCTTCCTTCAGCACGTCGAACACGCCTTCGACATAGCCGGCGACGGTCGCGGCATTGGCCGCGTCCATTGCCGCAATGGCGATCAGCTGGCCGACCTTGAAGCCGCCGCCGCTGCTGACCGCATAGGGCGCGGCCAGGTCGAGCGCGCGGCCGTCCTGCACGTAATTTTTCATGTCTTCTCCTCGCCGGGGCCAACCCGGGCTTTGCACTGATGGTCGAAGGGGGAAGGCGCCCGGCGCATGGCCACACCGGGCGGCTAGGCGATTAAGCGCCCGGGTTGCGGTAACCGCCGCGGCTGTCGATCGCGCCGGTGTAGAAGTCCATCGTCACCCGGAAAGCCATGCCGTCGACGTTGAACGGTTCGTCGGTCAGCACCCGCGGACCCGGCGAGTCGGCCAGGTAACCGTAGCTGAAGCACGGCACTTCGTTCGGGTCGGCGTAGAGTTCCCAACTGTTGCCGGTGATCGCGGCGTCGACGACGTGCTGCAGCGTGCCCGCGAACGGGTTGTTGTTGCTCGCCTGCGCCGCCTGGATGGGGGCCAGGAACTGCTGCACGGTGGTTTCGATGTCGGGACCGGTCAGGATGATCTTCGGCGCGACGTTCAGCGGCTGACCGTCCAGGTCGACCTGCTTGCGCATGGCCGCCCGTCCTGCACCCAGCGTGGTCACGTCGACCGCACCGCCCGACCCGGCCAGGTTGCCGTGCGCGGAATTGAACAGGTTGACGTTATCGGCCAGCTTGGGGCCGTTGCCGCTGTTCGCCGACTTCATGGTGAAGAACGTCGCGTTTTCGAAGCGGCTAACCATGCGGCCGATCGACCCCAGCACGTCGTCGAACGCGCCCAAATCGTCGTTGACGATCGCCTGGCGCGACAGGCGAAGGATTCGCCCATAGGACGCCAGAATGACGGTCTCGCGGCCTTCGTTGATCGTGCCGGCCTTGATTTCCCCGTCTTCCTGGTAAGCCAGCAGGGTCGGGAAGTCGCCGACGCGCAGCAACTTCGTAGTTTTGAAGTCGTTGAGGTCGCGCCGGCGGGCGATCGCCTGATAGGTCGGCATCGCCTGGGCGTAGGACGTCAGCAGGATTTTGTTCGCCGCCGCCTCGAGCAACTTGGGGAAGTCCGACGTGGTGTTGGCGGCGCGAAGGATGGTGATCGGGTCCCGTTCCGTCGACGGCAGCCCAGCCCGCACGCGGGCAAGCTCGAGCAGCCGGATGCCGGCATACGGCCGCGACGCTTCGGGCACGTCCTGGCGCAATGCGCGCGCCACGATCGCGCCAACAATGGCGTCGCCGCTGACCTGCTGCTCGCAGCGCTCGCTGACGTCCGCCGCACGCGCTGGGGCCGTCGCCGCACGCTGCGCTTCGCCGGCGGCCTGCAGCAAGGCTGCACGGCACGCATCGACGCCGACCTGGCCGGCTTCGTTCTGCGCGATCAGTTCAGTGGCGCGGGTTTCGACGCCCAGGTCGCGCGCTTGCGTGACGAACGCGACCGCTTCGGCGCCAGTGAAGCGCTGGAAGGCTGGAGTCGGTGCCGGGGTCGGCTCGGCCGCGCGAACCGGCTCGACAGCCGGGGCGGGGGCGGGCTGCGGCGCCGGGGTCGGCTCGGCCGCGCGAACCGGTTCGACAGCCGGGGCAGCAGTGGTGGCGGCGGCGACAGCGCCGGGCGCCACGCCGGAATTAAGATTCCTGCGCATATCTTCTTCCTCTTGAGTAGTGGGGGTGGTGGTGGCGCCGGGGGCTGAACCGCTGACGGCGCGAACCCCGGCGTTCGCGTCTGCGGGAACTGAAACTAGGCTGACTTCAAGCAATTCCCAGCGCATCGCGCGCCAGGTTTCGTGTCCTTCGTCGACACTTTGAATTTCCCAGGTGCTGACCCGGTAGCCGATGGACACACCCTTAAGTTCGCCGCGGGCAACCATGCCCTCGACTTCCTTGGCGCGATCGGTTTCGCCGAAGGTCAGCGTGCCGACCAGTTGGCCGTTTTCGATGCGGACGTTCGACACGGTGCCCAGCACCGCGCCGGCTTCCCACTGGTTATGGGAATCGAGCAGGCAAACTAGGCCGCGTTCAGCGCGGCCCAGGTCGACCGCTTCGTCGCTGATCGCCAGTTCTTCGGTGAAATAATATCGGCGGACCTGGCTGCCGGCGGACAGCACCGCTTCGACGCTGCGCGTCTTCGCGTTGTAGCTGTTCGGCGCCACTTCGGCGAAGCGCTGCCCCTGGAACCCGGCCATTGGCTGCCGTCGTTCGTCGGGGTCGCCTGCGGCATCGCGAGTCAACAGCACCGACGACGACGCGGCGAGCAGCAACGCTGCCCGCGCGAAACTGGCTTTGGTCATGTTTCGAATGCTCCTATTGAGCCGCGTTGACGCGGGCCGCGCCGCCGATCAGGCCGACCGCGGCATTGAGCGCGCCGGCGTCGTTCACCCGGCGCGCGTCGGTTTCCAGGACCAGGTCGAGCGCGTTCAACTGTTCGTTGATCTGCGCCAGTTCCAGCAGCTGCGCCTTGCCGTTGATTCCGCGTTCGGCCAGCGACTTGAACAGCGTTTTGAGGCCGGCGCGGATTTCCAGCACTTCGGCCGCCAAATCCTTCACCGGATCGACGAAGCGCCGCACCGGCAGCGCGAAGTTCACGCCGACGTCCAGATAACGCTGGTCGCCGGTTTCCAACGCCAGGCGGCGCATCCGGCGGGTGACCGCCGGGCGCACCAGGTGCGGGATGAACACGTTCTGCTGCCAGTCGTCCAGCAACGCCCAGCTGCCCAGCATCGCTGCGCGCAGCGACGAATAGTTCGCCTGGCTGACGTCGCCCGTCATGCGGTGGTAGGGCGCGAGCCGCGCGCTGATCGCTGCCAACTGCTGGCGGATGAAGTCGACCGCGCCGCCGCTTGCGCTGGGCGTGATCGCATGCGCTGTCTCGCCCTTCCGCCCGCGATAGATCATGCCAGGCGTGATGGTTTCCTCTAGCCGCCCGGTTTCAGTGTTCGCGGTGGCGGTGCCGTCGGCGGACAGCGTCGACACTTCCTGGTCGTCGCCAGGCGTGATGAACAGGCCCAGGCACGCCTGGACCTTCTGCTGCATCCGCACCGCGTCTTCGATGTCGCCAATGTCCTTAAGGTCGAGCGCGACCGCCGCCAGCCAGCTGACGCCGCGGGTCTGCCCGAACCGCGTCCGTTCATAGACATGGTCGATATGCTTCGCCGGCACCGCAACGGACTGGTAATTGGCCAGCAGCGCAAGGCCGCCCGGGTGGCGATCGAACAGCCAGTAGGCCACGCGGTCGTTGTAGCGATCGAATTCGACGCCCTGGATGATGCGCCCGCCGTCGGTCAGGTCCTGGACCTTGCTTTCGTCCAGCAGGTCGCCTTCCAACCCCTCGAGCCGCCCGTCCGGGCCGGTCGCGTCCGGCTTCCACACGGTCAGCGTTTCGCCGCCGACCACCACCCCCCAAGCGGACGTCTTCTGGAACCCATAAAAGTCGTCGTGGCCGTCGACCTTGCCTTCAGCCCAGCGGTCCCATTCCGACTGCGCCTTTTCGGCGACGGCTTCGTCGGCGTGGCTGAACTGGGGCGCGATGCCGTCGCCGATCATGTCGGCGACCAGGTGGCGCACGCCGGCTTCGGCATATTTGTTGTTGCGCACCAAGTCGTGGCCGCTGGCGCGCAGCCGCGCCCGCGCGCGCCAGCTTTCGGCGTCGGCGTCGGTCGACGGACGGCTCCAGTTTCGAGTCCGGCGCGAGTTGGCCGCGGCATCGAACTGGCGCACCAGCGCCAAGCCGTTGCGCGCGTTCATTCGCCGCGCGGCCAGTGACGGGCTGAACGGTTCGATCAGCCGGTCCAGGAAGATGCCGAAGCCCATGCGATTTAGTCCCGGTTGAACACCGCGACCGAACTGCGCCGCGTCAGCGTTCCGCTGGCGGCTGCAGCTTTGTCGCGAAAATATTTGAGCGCGGCCATGATGTCCGACACACCGCGATAAACCACGACATCGCCGTCGGATTCGACGCGCGCTTCGCCGCTCGCCATGCCCGCCTCGAGCGCGGCGATTTCGGTCGAATAGTCGGGTGCGGGCATCCTAGAACCAGTCCTTCGTCGGCGGCACCCACGGCCCGTCGCCCTTCGGCGCGGTCGGCGCAGCCTTGGCTTGGGGTGACGGCTTCAGTCCCCCGGCGAGCAGGTCGCCCTGGGCTTCGTCCTTCGGTGCGTAGCGTTCGGTTTGCAGCCGCTGCCAGTCGGCGGCGGCGAGCGTGTCCAGCAGCAGCTTTTCGGCCGCCGCCATGTTGTAGATTCGGCAGTCCAGATAGTGGTTCTGGCGGCCTGGCATCGGCTGCCAGACCCGCTTGGGGTAGCCGTTGATAATCTTCGCAACGACCGTTTCGGCGGTCGCCATTTCGAACCAGTCGTCGCCGGTGTCCCGGCTGAAGTGGCAGAGGCCGACGGGCTTCGCCGTCCCCGTGCCTTCCTCGACCAGCGCCACCGCATGTTTCAGCGTCGCGCGCAGAAACCCATACCAGGTCGCCTTCGCGCCATAGGTGCCGACCAGATAGGCGCGATCGTCGGCACGCTTCGACGCCTGCCCCGCCCGCTTGCCCTGCTTGCCGAACCTGATCGCTTCGCCGCGGCCCAGGATTGGCCGGGTCCAACCGTCGCGGCCGAACACCGCCAGGCGGTTCTGCCGCCGCGCGCAATAGGCTTGCGCCGCGTCCGTGTGATAGCCGGCGTCGACGCATTCCATGTCGATCGGCAGCACCTTGCCGCCGGGGTAGGTCACCCCGCGCTTCGAATAAGCGTCAAGGTCGGCCCAAGCGCCCTGCATCGGCACGTCGGTCGGACCGGCGATGAACCGGGCGTCGATCTGCCAACTTTCCTTCAGCGGTGCCCATCCGACGACTTCCAGGAACAGCCCGTCGCCCTGGACGTCCACGCCCATCGTTATGACCACTGGGCCTGCGGGCATGTGCCCGACGCCCCAGTCCTGTTCGCGCAGCTGGCGCAGCTTTTCGTCGTCCGGGTTTTCACCCTTCAGTTCGAAAACCCAGCCCAGCACAAGGTTGGTCCAGGTCTTTAGCTTGTTCACGTCGCCCTGCGCCGCGGCGAAGCTGGCCGCCATGTCGGCCCAGGTCTGGAACGACGAAATGATGCCCGACAGGTGAAATCCGCGCTTGCGGCTCGCCGGCATTTTCGCCCGCAAGCCCTGGAAGGCGTCTTCGGTCAGCACCCGCGGCACGCCCGCGGCGTCGATCGTGTCCGACAGCCACCCGTCCGGCAGCTTCATGGCCGCCTTTTGCCAGTGGTCGACCTGGGCGCTGCAGCACGGCGGCACCAGGTGCGCGTCTTCTGTCCGCCCGTCGGGCCACTGGATGTCGGCCCATTCGGGCACGAACCGGTCGCCGCAATGCGGGCACTTCAGATAGTATCGGCGGCGATCGCTGCCCGCGTGCGCCACTTCGATTTTCGACCCGCCCTTGATCGTCGGGGTCGAGATTTTCAGCCGCTTCGACAGCCCCTGTCGGCGCCAGACCTTCAGGCGCTGGCTGACCATTTCTTCGGGGCTGCCCTGGCCGTCCAGGTCGTCCGGCCACTGGTCCAGATCGTCTTCGACCGCATAGCGGACGGTGCGCTGACGAAGGCCGGCGGCGCTGTTCGCCCCGGCCAGCAGCACATAGCCATTCGACCGGGAAAACTTGATTTTCTTTTTGTTCGACCCGTCACCGTCGGGCAGGCCCAGCGCCTTGATCGTGCCGCCCCGGTCGGGGTTCAGCCGCGGCGAGGCTTCGACCATCGGCCAGAATTTTTCGGCTGCCCAGTCCCACGCGGCCTGCAGCGTCGCCTGGACGAACAGCATCGGGCCTGGGCGCAGGTCCGACACATAGCCAATCCAGTTTTCGGCGCTCGCCGACCCGCCCGACTGGGCGCACTTCGGCAGGACGACTTCCTCGCACGGGTCGTGCGGCGACAGCGCGTCCATAATTTCGACCAGTTCCGGCGCGGTGTCGTGCTTCCACGGTCCCGGATAGGCGTCGTCGTCGGGGAACCGGCGGTTACGTTCCGCCCATTCCGAAACCGTCATGTTCGGCGGCGGACGCAGCCCCGCCGCGGCGGCGCGGTCAAGTCGTTTTGCGTTGCGCTCGAGCGCGGCCGAATGGTCGCCGAAGCGACCGAACTGAAAGGTCATTCGACTGGCGCCTCGAGTTCGACCGCCAGCAGTTCCGCTTTCTCGTCTTCGGTGAGGTCGGGTTCGCCGTCGTCGCCGGCGAGGTCGCCGTGCGCGGCGGCGCTCGCCAGTTCGGCGAAGACCTGGTCGATTCCGGCCTCGCCCAGCGCGATGATCGCCCGGGCGTCCTTTTCGGCGGCCAGGCGTTCGGCCATGCTGCGAAACCAGCTGTGCATGCGCTCGCGGGACGCGCGGCCGATTTCACTGACCCGCCGTTCGGCCTCGATCAGCGGCACCAGTTCGCCGGCCAGCTGGGCGTTTTTCATCGCCTGGCCGATGCGTTGCTCGCGCAGGTGCTGCGCGCGTTCGTCGGCCAGGGCGTCGCCCTTGGCCGGTGCAGCAGTTGGCGGCGCGATCGCTCCTTCGGTCAGCGGCAGCGCCGGCGCTTCACCATCGGGCGAGGCGTTCAGCTGCTGCGCGCCGCCGGTCGGCGGGCGACCGCGCACCGGGTCCAGGTTGGCGTTCAGCTTCAGTTCGGTGCGGACGACGTCGACCATCGCCTTGCCGTTCGGCCCTTCGGCCATGACCAGCAGCTTGGCCGTCTTCCAATTGGTCACGCACCCCTTCGACACGCCGCGGTGACGCGCGAACTGGGCTTGCGTCATCAGCTGCGTCACTGGGGTTCGCTCCGTGTGGCTTGGCGGCACGCCTTTCATGGTTCGGCGAAGCGCGGCGATCGGCGAGGGGAAAACCACGACCGACCGCCGCACCCCTGGGCGCGTAAGCGACTGACCGCCCTTGCGGGCGGGTTGCGGTTCAATCTCTCTTGCGCGTGGGGCGGCGGCCAACAGGGGGAAAAACCGCCGCGGTAATATCAGGGGGCCGGGTCATCGGCGGACAGGTCACCGCCTCGCCAGCCCCGGGTTGATCGGTTCATGCCTGCCGGCCCTCGCGCCGGATGACCAACCAACCCTGATTTGAACCGCCGTCTGAACGGCTAAAGTTCAATAAGTTCATAATCCTATTTTGCCCTTGAACGCTGCGACTCTGCGCCTCGCCGCACCGCATAAGGGGGCGGGCCGGGGAAGGACCCGCGACCCGCCCGCCTTTGATCAGCGGCGCTTCGTTCGCTCCTTGGGCTGAAAGGCTCGAGCAACAGAGGCGTGGGGAGTAGGTCACGCACAACTCTTGCGAGCATGACAACGGAATAGAGCATTTGGGCTGGGTGGCGTGCACGCCTTATTTGCTGGGTGGCGAAGCGATGGGCTTGACAGCGTCCCTTGGCAGATTTCCGCCATTCAGCGCATGGGCGATGCAGGTCAGGCCGCGCGAGTAGCGGCTGCGCAGACCTTCAGGCCCGGGTTTGCCCCGGCCCAGCGCCTTCCATATCAGCAGCCAAGGCACGGTCTTCGCCCCACTCGCCAGCCTAACCAACACGGCCACCACCAGTCGGCGATCGCGCTCGGGCACATGGGCCAGCCATTCGCTGGCCTCGTTCATCCGGGCGATGTCACCGCGCGACAGCGGCAACGGGGTCGGCTCGACCGCCGGCATGTCGACCAGCATGTCCCATTGGGCGAGGTCGCGCCGCGTCGGGAAGTATTGCCGCCAGATCGACGACACCCGGCCACCCAGTGCGAAGCGCGCTTCGTTATCGCTCGACCGCCACCAGTGGCGCATAGCTTCGGCCAGGCGGTCTTCGACGTCCTGCCATGACCAATAGTCGCCGTTCGCCACCCTTCCACCGTGCGGAAGGGAAGTGGAACGGTCGTCGCTACCTTGCTCGCCAGTGTAAGACATTGAACCTAAACCTCTTTAATATTCTAGATGGAAGGATTGGAAGGATTGGAAGGGTGTAGGTGACCATGCACCTGCGCACCTGCGCACGCCCGCCTGAGCACACCTTTAATGCCGCTAACCCTTCCAATCCTTCCAATGCCGCAGTTTTCCGCCGTTCCTTCCTTCCGGCAGACCCTTCCACGACCCTTCCAAACGGAAGGATTTAGAACGGAACGTCATCGTCATCGTCGTCCAGCGGCGGGGGTGCGGGGGTCGCGGCTTCCCCTTCGGCAAGGTCGTCCAACGCGATCACGTTGCCATGTGCGTCGACGAAGTCGTTGCGCGTCTTGACCAGGCGGATGCCCAGCCAGTGGATGCCGTTCGACGCCTTCGGGACCAGCCCCTTGGCTTTCACCGCCTGGCTGAAGGATTTGATCTTCCACGTCGTTTCGCCGACCGCCTTGCCCCACGCCTCATAGGTTTCGAACAGGGTCGACGATTGCACCCGCGCCGTTGGGTCGGGGACGGTGCAGAACGCCAGGAAGTTGCTGATCGGGTCGCTGTCGTGCTTGTAGTCGGCCGACGCCAGCTGCACCGATTCCGGCTCGACAAAGCCGTTGTCGAGCCAGTCGAGCAGCCCGCGCACCATCCATGCCAATGTGCCCGCATATTCGCCGCGCAGTTTCTTCGGCAGGTCGCGGTCGCGCTCGCTTTCGGTCAGATGCTGTTCCCAGGGGATGACCTTGACCCGTCGCCAGATGCCCGCGGTGCCACGGGGAATCTGCGGCAGATCGTTGCACCACAGGGTGAATTTGAAGGTCGGTTCGAAGCGGAAGAACGACCGGAAATTGTCGCGGACGTTCATCGGGTCGCCGCCGGTGACGCTGTTGATCAACGCTTCGTTGATCTTTGCCCCACTGGGCGGCTCGCCAGCGGTCAGGAAGCGCACGCCAGGCAATCGCACCAGGTCAGGGGTCGCCTGGTCGCCGCGGCGCTTCTGGCCTTCGTCCAGGAAGCTTTCGACGTTGATGGTGTCGCCATAGTCGCCGATCGCCTCGCGGCAGACATTGCCGATCGTCGACTTGCCGTTGGCGGCCAGCGGGCCATACCAGATTTGGAAAATCTGCTCGCCCATGTCGCCGGTCAGGTTGTAGCCCAGCCACTGCCGCAGGTAGCGCCGGCGGGCGATGTCGGGCTGCGCCCATTTGACCGTCTTCTGGAACAGCGGCGCTGGCGCGTCCGGGTCATAGTCGCAGGCCGTCAGCTTGGTCAGCTTGTCGCCGCGATCGTGCGGCTTCAGTTCGGCCCGGGCTGGGCGTTCGGTGCCGTCGTCGTCGGTCCCGGGCGGATAGAAGCGCAGCGTGCCGTTCAGGCAATTCAGCAGCATCGGGTCGGTGTCGAAGTCGGTGATTTCGACCGTCACCCAGCGCTTCGCCAGATTGGCGATGCACCCCAGCTTCCCCGACGCTTCGGACGTCCGCCCCCAAGCCGCGATCTTCGCCGACAGCCGTTCGGGTTTGCGCCCCGTCCAAATCAGTTCGTCCATCCCGGCGGGGGTGCGGGGGTCGTCTTTCTCGGCTTCCTCGAGTTCGCGCATTTGCTTGTCGGTCAGGACTTCCCAGTCGGGCCACCCGGTGTTGCGCACGAAATGCGCTTCGTCCTGGATTGCCCGCACGGTCGCGAACACGCTCGCCATGACTTCGGCCGGCGTCGAATCCTTTTCCTGGTTCAGCACGCGGTAACGGCGGCCGTCCCAGCCCAGCCAGCCCTTGGCGGTGGTATAGAGATAGTCGGCGCCATAGCGGGCGTGCCACCGCTCGGCATTGCCCATGTCGGTGCGTTCGAACTGGGCGCAGCGCATGTCCAGCAAGTGCGGCGACAGGTCGAACCCGCGCTTTTTGCCGATGTCGAACGACCGCCGGTAATCGGCCAGTTTGGCGTCGATGTCGGGCGTTGTGTCGGGTTTCACGCTGACCGTGACGCCCAGCGTGACGACATTGCTTGGCCCAGCGCCCAGGGTCGCCGCCAGCGCGTCTTCGACCTGGTCGATCGCCGCTTCGGCTTCGCCTTCGTCAATCAGCCCCGCGGCGACCCGCCGCCCGACGTCCCACGCCCAGCGCCCAGCCTTGGCCGGGGATTCGGGCGCCCATTCGGCGGTTCGGCGCAGCCAGGCCCGCGCCACGGCCTTCAATCGCTTCGCGTCCCGCTCCCCCAGCGAAAAAACGGCCGCTTCCCTTCCATCTGGAAGCATGTCGTCATCGGTCAAGCCGGGGGGTGCAGGGGGAAACGCCTGGTCGAAGCGCTGGCGCCAGTCGGCGAGATATTGCGCCTTGGTGTCGGCGTCGCGAATGACGTTGGCCAGCGCCGCCAGGCGCCGCCACAGGCCCGATCGCGCTTCGGGCGTCATCGCTGCGTCCAGTGGAAATTGGCGAGCCGCAGCAGCACGTCGGCATGGCAAGGCGCCCCGGGGGCGCACCAGCACGCCAGATTTTTGCCGCGCAACGGTTCAAGGAAGACTGGGTCAGTCTCTAGCTTCGCGCGCAGGTAGGCGGCGAACAGGTCGATGCAGCGGTCGAGCGACGGGGGCGCGCGCAGTGGCACCAGCGGAACGGGATAGCCGGACTGACCAAAGGCCAGATATTGCTGGGTGGCGTTGAACGGATTGCCCCAGCGGGTCGACCGATCGACCTTGAGGGTGTTCGGGGGCATGCGCCAGCCCTTGGCTCGCGACAGCTGGATGCGTGTCGGTTCGGTCACGCGGCCGCCTCGAGCAATGTTTCCCACAGCCAGTCGTTCAGCGGTTTCGCGGCCGCGATCGCCGCTTCGACCGCGTCCCGGCCGCCCGACCGCGCCAGGCTGTCGGGGTCTTCGCCTTCCGGCAGCGTGGCGACCAGCAGCGACTTGCCCGGGCCGACGTGCGGCATTGCCCGTTCGGCCGCGCGCAAGGCCGCCTTGCGGCCCGCGGCGTCGCCGTCGAACAGCAGCACCGGGCAATGGGTCGCGCGCCAGGCGCGTTCTAGCTGGCGATCGGTGACCGCCGTCCCCATCGGCGCCACGGTTTCGGCGATGCCGACCTGGTCGAGCGCGATCACGTCCAGCTGGCCTTCGACCATGATCAGGCGCCGTGCGCTGCGCGCCGCCGGCGCGGCCCGGTGCAGGTTGAACAGCAGGTCGCCCTTGTCGAAATGCGGGCTGTCGGGGCTGTTGATATATTTGGGCGGGTCGCCGCCATGCTGGCCGTGAATTCGCCCGGCGAACCCGACGATGCGCCCCCGCGCGTCATGCACCGGAATCATCACCCGGCTGCGGAACCGGTCGCGCCAGCCGCCGCGGCCTTCGTCGGGCATCAGTAGCCCCGCCGCCTCGAGCGCTTCCGGTGCAACCCCGCACGCCGCGACGCCGGTTCGGGGCGGTGCGAAGCCCAGGTCGAACTTGTCGATCGACGCCGCGCTGATGCCGCGCGCTTCGATCGCCGCGCGGACGTCGGCCGCGCTCGCCAGCTGCTTGGCATACCAGTGCGCGGCCTGGTCCAGGACTGCCGCTGCCGACATCACCTGTTCGTCGCGCTTCGCCGCCTGGGGCGACGGCGCGGGCACGTCCATGCCGGCCGCCGCCGCCAGTTCCTTGACCGCGTCCATGAACGCCAGGCCTATGCCGTCGGTCAGCCAGCGAATGGCGTCGCCGTGTGCGCCGCAGCCGAAGCAATGGTAAAATTGCTTGTCGTCGTTGATCGTGAAGCTGGGGGTCTTTTCGTGGTGGAACGGGCAGCAGCCCTTGGCCTCGCCGCCCTTGCGGGTCAGCTTCACCGTCTTGCCGATCAGCGCCGACAGCGTCGTGCGCGACCGCAATTGGTCCAGGAATTCAACGGATAACGCCACTTTCCCCCCTGGTCCGGCTAGGTTGCCGGCGCGTCGGGCTGCCCAGCCGCCGCCCGCATTTGGTCGCGCACCCGTGCTGTGGTGGCGGTCAACTCGCGCGCGATCAGCCTAAAGGCGCGGGCGAGGCCGACCCCTTCGCCGGCCGACCAGTTATCGGATGACCCGCGCGTCTGGATGCGCTCGACCCCTGCGGTCGGCACGTCCGCTGGGCGCCAGATCGTCCCGCACCCATTCGGCCCGACGCATTTATGCGACGTGTGCGGCGGGTTGTCCCAGTCGTCGTCGGGGTCAGGCGCGTCGATGTGTTGCTGCCCGCATGCTGGGCAGAACAGCAGCATCGGAATCGGCGTCGCCAGCGCGGCATAGACCGGCTCGAGTTCCTCGCGCGCCGGTGTTCCGGGGACATGTTCGTCGATCAGCCGGCGCAGCTGCTGCAGCGGGGTCATTGCACGGCCTCGCTTTCGACCACGGGGGCGGCGCGCATGGCTCGCCTGGCTGCCGCATCCTTGGCTTCGACCAGGTCGGCCAGGGTCCACATCGCGTCTTCGTCGACGTCCATGACCGTGATTAGCGTCGCGTGTTCGGCGTCAGCGGCGCAGCGCATGTAAGACGCTTCCTCGAATCGTTCGTCGTCGGTCCCGACTGGCGCCGTGATGACGTTGTCGTCTTCGTCATCGGTTTCAGCGCGGCGATGCTGGGCGCTGATGCGACCGGCCGAACCCCGCAGGACGGCGAGCAGCGCCGCCGTGCCGTCTTCGCCATAGCGATAAGCGAAGCCCGAAGCGTTGCAAACGTCGCCACGGGCCACCTGGTCGGCTTCCCGCGCGATATAATCGACCGCGGCCCACAGGAAAGCGACGCGCCCGACGTCGCCGTCGATCGC